GCGCAATACGCGTGCGAAGTCTTGGATCATTTAGTTGGTTTCTCCGATGTTTTGGCAATCTGTGCTAAGAACTGCTGTTGCTGGTTGTGAGCTTGGTCTCTGCTCTTGGCAACGTCGATGCCCATACGAACACCGTCTCGTTGTTGTTGCGCGGCTAACTGGGCCTCGTTGTTTTTGGTTTGCATTCCAACTTTCATTGCTTCTAACTGCAAGTTGCCCGAGACTTTTTTCTCTTCCAACTTGAGCTTGTCCGCGTTGAGCGCTGCGTCCGCAGCTATCTTGGCCGCTTTGAGCTTGAGGTCTTCCTGCTTTATCTGGTTGACCCCGGCCTTGATTTGCAACTCTTGCTGCTGCATCTGAATCACCGGGTCTTGTGCCTGCTGCTGGGCTTGCGCCTGCGCGGCTTGTGCTTGGTTCTGCTGCATAACTTGCTGCGCTGCTTGAGCCAGCATGCCAGACAAGGCCACTTCGATTTGCGGAGGGAGCTTCTCGTCTTCGGGAGGCATAGGCATACCCAACTGCTGCTCGATTTGCTGGCGCATTTTGTACCCAACGTGCTCAGCGATGTGCGCAGTGATGGCCCCCATGATCTTGGGAGCCTGCGGATTTTGGCCAATCATTTGCTGAATCAGCGGGTCTTGCAGCAGCATCATGTGGACTTGCATGTGCGCGTCATGGTTCTGGTACATGAACGCTTTCACAGGCTTGCCATTAAGCGTTGCTTGGTTCTCCGACACAGGATCGGTGGGCTTCATGTCCTCTTCGATTGGCACCAACTTTTCAGCGTTTTTGATGCCCAAAACATCCAACATCCCACGGTGCAACTGGGGCAAGTCGTAGATGTCGGGGGCCATCTGGGCCATCTGAATGACCGCTTGGTATTGGATGACGCGTTGGCTCAGGGTGGCTGCGTTGGGGTCAGAGACGGGGATGATGTCCACCAAGTCGTAGTCACCGCGCTTTGCTTTCTTGTTGCCGTACTCAGGGTTGTATGTGTAGTCCGGGTCGGTGTAATCGCGGATGATTATTTTGAGCAGCTTTAACTCTTGCTTGAGGGCGTAGTGGACGCGGGCCTGTACCGCCGACATCACTTTAAGCTGGCGCTCCAGCAGCGCTAGTGTCGTGCCCACCGGGGCATTGGCCGACATGTCAGACACCTTCATATCCGCCGTGGACGCAAACCTGCGGCCCTCATCAACGATCTGGCCCAGCAACGCCATCAGAACTTGGCTTGGCTCCTTGTATGGCAGGGGTAGGATACTGTCGCGGATGTTGCCGCTTGCCACATCGGCATCACGCCACTCGCCCGGAGCAATCGGAGTGTCATCACCCTTGATGCGCAGGCCACGGGATTTCAAACCACCGGGCAAGTTGGACAACGTACCCGCGTCCACAAGCTGGCGCATGAGGGAGGTGGCCGACTTAGCATAACCACCAATCAGGTGAAATAGGCCAAAGCCGTAGGCCCCAAAGCCGGGGATGTACTGGTAGTGAACAAAGTGCTGGCGCTTGAGCCGGTACTCGTCGTCTTCCAACCAGTTACGGCGGATGGACAGCACATCGTTGGTTCCTTTTATTAGGGTTACTACGTAGGGAAGCATGATTCCCGTAGGCTCGTCCTCGTCGTCCTTGTCCTCGTACCCTTCCAAATCCAAGTCCACATGGCACTCGTACAGGGTGTACCGGTCGTCGTTCAAATCGTTAAACCCGGTTTCCTTGTCCTTGGCTTTTTGAATGTCCGTGCGATCTTTGGGCGCGTCGGGCAACTCGATGTCCAGATAAAACCCAGCCTGCTGGAGCTTGATGATTTCGTTCTTGGTCTTGCGCATGACATGCGTGATGCGGTGGCAAGTATCCAAGTCGGTCGTACCGTAGGGCAGGAGGATGTCCTCGGCTGGAATAAACATCGACACCTGACGGCCAAGGCTTGGGTCGTAGTACACTTTTTTGAACGCCGAACCAGTGGCCGGAAGGCTCCACAGCATGCGCTCATGCTCGGGCCGGAACTCCGCCATCGTTTCAGTTAATTCAAAGTTCATGTCCTCCTGCACCCGAGCAGCGGCTTCTTTTACCTGTGGAGTGTCCAGTCCGATGATCTTGGTTTTGACCGGCCCAGCGGCAGGAAACGTTTCAGTAATCGTTTCACTTTGGAACCTTACAACGGCCTCGGTAATCATCGGATGGAACACACCGCAAGCACCTTGCCACGGCTCCGTGCGCTCCTCAATCTGAAGGCCCAGCAATTTAAGCCCGTCCACGTAGGCTTTCTCCCACTCCTTGCGTGAGGACTTGTCGTTGCCGATGTCCGAGTCCAAATCCCCCGCCATGCTCTGCATGTCGCCCTCGTTCATATACTCGGCCAAGTTGTCGCTAAAGCCTTCCTCGCCTTCGTCTTCACCGGGCTTTAGGCTAATTTCCAAGCCATCCATACCAATGTTGACTTCCTCCGGGTCAATAATCTCAATCTCCAGCGGTGACTCATCTTCTGCAAGCGCGTCAATCCCCATTGGTTGCTGGTATAGGGCTTTGTCTACATTGGTGGCCATGATCTGTCCTTAGTAATAAGCCGCCGCTCTGCGACGGAACAATTTGGGTTCGTCTTTCTCATCCGTGTCCAACGTGATAAACCCGCCTTGGCGAAACCGCATCAGCGCTTGGCTGGTTGTGTCCACGTAATCGTCATTATCACCGTTGGGGAAGGCCGCGACCTCCTCAATAACTTCCCGCGCCCAGCGCGTATCCGGTGCCCACACTCTACCCGAAGCAAACAAATCGGCAATGGCGTTGACCCGCACGATCTTGTCGTTGCCCCGGCTGGGACTGAACTCCTGCACCGGGATGCCCATAACCCGCAGTTCTTGGATCAGCGGTGCCCCAGCGGCTTTTTTCTCCACAATGATGGAGTCGGGCTCCCACTCCTTGTAGTGCTTGAAAGCTATGGCCTTGAGTTCAGGAAATTCCATCCGGTCTTTGAACGCGTCCAGCAGTATGATTTGCGCTTCGTCGCGCTCATTTTCGTTGTAGAACACGCCCCATGTGGTGCAGGCTGAATAGTCGGCCCTGCTCTTGGCTTCAAAGGCCGTGTCCCACGACTGGATGATGTACTCACACTTGGGCGGCTCCTCGGGCTCCCATATGCGCCAGAGCTTGCGGGAAATTATGGCGGCGGCGTTGCTTGTGGGCTGTTGCATGTACTGGGCGTTCCAGTACTGGGGGTCGATGGATGCCTTGGTTGTCTTCAAGGTGGCCAGCGGCCACTGCTCTGGCCAGAGGGATTTCTCGTCCTCGGTGCCATCGTTCAAGATGGCCGGAAGCTCCACAATCTCCCACGGCAGGGAGTCCGGGTTGCGGCTTTGGTAGTCAATCAGCCGCCCGGTCAGGTCAAGCTTGCCCCAGCGCGTCATCACAATAATGATTGCCCCTCCGGGCATCAGGCGCTGCAACGGGCCAGTCTGGAACCAACTCCATGCCGTGTCAAAAGCTAGGCGGCTGTTGGCCTTTACGTCCTGCTCCGAGTGCGGGTCGTCGATCACAAACAAGTCCGCGCCACGACCGGCAAGCGCACCGCCCACACCCGCAGCGTAGTACTGGCCCCCTGCGGCGGTACTCCATTTACCCGCAGCCTTTTGGTCGTCGGCCACCACCGTCTTTGGAAAAATCTCACCGTAGTCTTCGCTGTCGATCAAGTTACGCACCCGGCGACCAAAGTCCTCGGACAGTCCAGCGGTGTGGGTGCCCATGATGATTTTCTTCTCGGGGAACTTGCCAAGGAAGTAGGCCGGGAACAAGTAGCTGCTAAATTCTGACTTACCCATACGCGGGGCGATGTTGATGATGACGCGTAGTTTGCGCCCCTCAATCACGTCTGTGAATATTTTGGCCAGCTTTCTGTGGTGCGGGCCGCTCTTAAACCCCGGATACACCGAGTTGGCAAACCCAATCATGTTGTTCTGCGCGGCCAACAGCCGGGCTCGGCGCTCACGTACCTCCAAGTCCTCAAACAACTCCATCTTCTCGGCCAACGTCATGGTTGGCAGAGCCTTCACAAGTGCGGCAATCTCAGCTTTTGTCAGCGTGGTGATGTTTTCAAGCTGCATCTGGGGCTGGCGTTGGGTTGTCCGTAATGATTCTGGCCGTGGGGATGTCAATATCTATGTCAGTGACCTCAACGGCGTCCACCACCCCCATGAACTTGGCCAACTTGTCCTTGATGCGCTGGTCAAGCTCGTTGTCGGTGAGCGCTTCCTTCTTGATTTCAATCTTTTCGGTGAACAACCCCACCTCGGTGACTTTACCAAGCGCTGTAAGAGCCTTGAGCCGGATACTGGCGTTGGGGTTCTTGGTTTCCTCCACCAACTGGGCCACACAGTAGCCACGCAGTTGCTGCGCTTGGTGAATAAACTCCCAGTCGTAGGCTGTCAGCATGCTTACTAAGTGCTGGACAGCGGCGGGAGCCTTAATGTTGCTCAGGGAGCTTTTTGTCAGTTCGGTTGGCTGGCCGGTAATGATGTTGGTAAATGCCGCACGGGCAAAAGTGGCTTGCGCTTGATCCACTACCTCGTCTTCGTCCACTGCGCCCAGACTTTTGAGCCAGTTGGCCGTCTCCACCTTGGCGTCCACGACCTGATTCACCCCCGCTTTGTTCAGCGGTGTGTAGGGTTCATCGAAAAGCTCGATGTCCGGCTCGTATTCAATTAAATGTTCCAACATGCGTAAGCCCTTGCAGCCTCGTTGGGGGAAGTATATACTCAGTTCCGGTGATTGTGCAATTTTTTGTGCATTTGCTTCTCCCTGAGTGGGCCTGACGGCTCATTTTTAAACCCTTGGTTTGCGCCGAGGGTTTTTTTTATGGGTATTTGTCAATAGTTAGACAAGGGTTTACCCTAATTTTTGTAGTAGTTTTTGGGGGTGACGTTGTTTTTCGGAGACGGGGGGTGTTCTGGGATTTTTAAAATTTTGATTTGCGGGTGCTAAACACTGTTATGTCGGAGCGGCGGCGGTGACGGCCTAATAGGGCTTCCGGGGGTACGGTGGGGTCGCCAAACCCCCGTTTTCGGGGTCAATTTGCCCTCAATCCGGTGCCAACTTGGCTATCAAACCATGCCATCCGGATAATGGATATTGTCAGTGGGGCTTTCCCCTGGCACAACTTAATCCAATTCAAGGAAAACATCATGACTAATAAAGCCCTAGCATTTACCGCACTCAATACCTTTGCCGATTCTCGCACTGCCTTAATCGAGGGCATGCAAGACGCGGGCTATACAACACTGGAAGAGTGCCGCCCTATCGTTATCGAGTGGGCTTGCGAGAAAACCGGCGCGGCATTCAATGTCAGTGCCAAAGGTAAGGTAATGCTCGATAGCACACACGCCAAGTATCAGGGCGCGAAAACCACGGTACGCGATATTATGTTGATGTTGCAAGGCACGACGCGCCGCGCTGAAAGCGCACGAAAAGAGGCTGACCCTTTGGCCGTACTTGCTGCGAAGCTCGCCAAGTTAAGCGCCGCGGATAGGCTCACGGTATTGGCTCTCGCGGGCATGTAATGCAGTTTTACCGTGATTGTTTTTTCGTGTGTGCCCCGGATGCGGGGCTACCATGTTGTTCAATACGCTGTCTATCAAAAACCCAAAGTCAATAGGCAAAAACTATTCTCTATCGACTTCACTGCTTCGATAGCTTTTTTCAATTAGGAGAATCCAATGACACAAAACCAATTTGCCGCCCTCTGCGCCCACTACGGCATAGCGCCAAGCCTAGCCCTAGAAAACCCCGCCATTGTCCAAGCACTGCGTGCCCGTGACAGCGTAGCGGTGGAGCGCATACTGGCAAACGAATTCTAAGGGCACGCCCAGTCTGCTTTATTACCGCCCAGTCTGCTTTATTACCGCCCAGTCTGCTTTATTACCGCCCAGTCTGCTTTATTACCGCCCAGTCTACTTTATTACCGCCCAGTATTTTTAACCCGCTTTGCGGGTCACAGTGACCCCGTAACCCTTGGAGACTTAACCATGCACACCAATACCACCTTACCCATTCAATACGATAACCATGCAAGCGGCACTGTCTGCGTACTGCGTGAAGTGCATGGCGAACTGGTAGCCCTAGCTATACCCCAAAACCAGTACCGGGAATGGGTTGGTTGCTTTTCAATTATCAATTAGGAGAATCCACCATGTACGCCGAACTAATCAAGGCAAGCCACTACTACGGCAGGCGCAGCCCCGGATGGGTTGCAGTTATCCACGGGCAACCGTGGCACTTCAGCGGGCGCACCGGAAAGAAAGACGCGCAAGCCGCATTAGGTAGCCCCCATCACTCACACCACGTCATTGCCTACTACCGCCACCGCCTGCGCATCCTGCGCGATGAAATGGCCTTGCGTGCTGCCGAATACGAACGCCAAAAAAGAGCCACAGTGACCCGTTTTTCAAAGTAGGTGCGGTAATTGTCCCAAAAAGTCGAAAAAATAGCTAGGATATATTCCCGCACCTAACCAATAAACACGACATTAATTAAGCGTTATAAATCAACGACTTAGCGAATCACCGACCGCTCTATATATATATAAATCTATTTATTAAGAGTTATATATATACTCTCATACACAAGCCACAAACTCCCTTGACTTTTGTCTGTTCCTTTTGGGTAAATTCTTTGGCCTTTGTAGTAATTGGTTTTAGATATACACATGTGCCAGTCACCACCTAAACCCTTGATTCATATAACAAATTCAATGTCGCCGTTTTTGACTAGTCGCGGAAGAATACCCTACCTATTGGATAGTGATACAATTGCCG